ATCCTCACCTTCTGGTGAGTCTAGAAAGCGAATAATCGCAAAACCATTACCTGCTGAGTCTCGAGTCGGTTTCCAATATTTACCTTCATTTGGATCGGCATATGATTTGGAACTGATTTTTGTGAGCTGTTGGTTCAGTTTCTCGAGTGAATTTGAACGGTTCTTCTTTAGTGCTTGAAAATCTACAGCCATAGTGTTTCTCCTTATATAGCATTATATGCAATTGTTTACAATGTATCGTAATGTTTATTTTATCATTACGAGTTTATTTATTACTCGAAAAAGTGTTCTTTGACAATATCTGAAAATTTTTTTCGATTTATTTCCAAAAATGGATAATATTTTTTGGATAGTCTAATAATATCACCTGCCACGATTTTGTCAACTACTTCCTTTGACCATCGTTCATAAACATTTGAAATGTTTGCTAAAATTGTAAACGTTTCAATGGATATTTTGTTTTGTAAATATAGTGATATTACATATGGGTGCTGACCATTAACAGGGATAAAATTCTCTGCATAATTCTCTTTTAATCTAGAGAGATCATTTTTGAATATGTATGTTATTGAGTCAATTCTGCCTTCCCATTCAGCAAAAATAGTTTCGGCATTTTCTTCTAATATTTCTCTTACCCAGATGTTTGGGTTTTTAAGTATATTAGCCAATATCATATTATGCCAATCTTTTTTCTTTGATAGTTTATAGAAAAAGAAAACATCATTTCTAGTGGAAAAACTATCAAATGATGCTCTTACTTTTCCATTATATTTTTGGTAATCGTAACTATCAGTAGTAAAATGTCGCTTCAGTGCCAGATAATCGACATAAACACGAAACGATTCATCAGTCGCATAGTTTATTGTCATTTTTATCTTTTTTCACCAATTTCATATTAATAGCTTCGGATCTAATCTTTTCTTTCATTACAGTTGATTTTTTCACAATTTCTGCAATTGTTTCTATTTCAACATTTCGTGTTTTGGCATATTCAACCAATGCATCAATATAGGGAACTCCCATTGAAAGCATTCTTGCAATTTCAAAATGAATCTTTTCAGGAGTTTGTGTTTCTATCATCCGTTAAGAACCTGAATTGAGCCTAACCAATTAGATGCCATACTTTCGACAAACAAGACTGAAGAATTTTTATATGGTACTTTTTTAATACTTCCGGCTGGACTATAATACTCTATGTAATAGTCTGTTTCGGTTTCTTGATGAATTTCTGCACGATATTGACCGTGATCGCTTTCTTTAAATATAGTTTTTAATAGCATAACTTTCCTTCCATTAATTTTTAACTAAAAAACCGATCCTGGGAAGATCTAAAAACCCGGCGGCACCATCGTAGTTAATAATATAACTATAACCTAATTTTGTATATTTGTCAACTACTTCCTCATCGCCCTTCCAAACAGGTATCAGTTCATTGTAGTCTGGATCAGGTGATGTTCTTAAATGTACTTCGATTATTTTATCATCAATATATTCTATATTAATCTTATCAAGATCTGCTAGTTCATGAAACATTATTCCAATATTAGGGTAAAAATCTGTTCTAATCCACTTTGTAAATTTTGAAAGGTTTTCATCTTCCTTAATACCTTGCCAGCACGATATTGGCTCCCATCCACCAGGATAGTCCTTCCATTGATATGTCACTGAATACTGATTACCATAAAACCATTCACACCAAAAATAACCAGGTGGTACTTTAGTGCAATCATCAGTGTCAATCCATATTTTCTTCGCTCCGACACCCATACCCAATAAATTTATCATGGGTCGAGTGATATAAAATCCAGAAGTTTTTGGTGCTATGCCCGCAGGCCCGCAATTATAACCAAGTTGTTCAGATAACCAAAGTTTATTGTACCAATGTCTTAAATGCGAATAAGACTGATAGGCATCAACATCAGTATCTACCATTTAAATAATCTCGGGAAATAAACACTTGCTTACAAAGAAATCAACGTCTTGCTCGTCAAGACCTAATGCCTTCATAGTTCGAGGTGTATGGGGATTTTGTTTTTGATAGTGGGCATATTTATTATGTGCATACGACGAAGGCATATCATCTATCACCTGCATATTCTCAACATACCATTTCGTGTTTGCTATGACTAGTGATGTAAGACGATACAACTCTTCGTCCGTTTGGATGTTGCCAGCTGCTACCATATTCCCTGAGAAGATTGCTCTCGCCCAATCTGGCAACTCTCGCTGTTTACCCCATGTATACTGAGACACTTCATCGGCAAAGTATGTGAGTGCAGGGTCATTAAGGTTTGCTGGGGAAAAATCGTGAAATGCGCCGGTGATCTTTGTCGGCCCCGATATAATATCGAAACCATATATAGGAGCTCCGGACTGCAGTTGTGGGAATACACACACGTGCATCATCCACAACTTTTTGGTTTCTCGCGCATCCACAACATCGATGTGTGCTCGTCTAAACTTTTCAGACTTCCATGTTCGATTAATCCATCCTGCTTGATTAAACCGCTGGGTGTGTTCTTCATCATATCGAACCATATTTTTGTCGAATATGTCTTCGATATCACGTTGCAGCGTTATTAGGTGGTCCCATATCGGCAAAGCTATTCTCCAATTCTTCCATGAATGTTTTAATCATATTAAAGCAGACTTTTGCTTCATCGGCAAGCCCATCATGTAACTTTGCCCGAACTTTTTCTTTTAATTCACTAACATCGGTCTCAAATTGATAGTGTTGACCAGAACCGTGTATAAATTTTTTTATAATCTGACCACCAGAAAGATCACCCATATGTCGAACATATATATGTGCCAAAAGTTTTTCTGGCTCTTCGTGTATCTTGTAAATATAGCGCATATAGTCACTAGTACTTTTCAAATGAATAGGAATCTCAAATCCATATTCCTTTTCGAGTTCCTTTAGATCTTTTGCAATGGCATTTCCACGCTTGATATCTTCAATACCTATTAGAACACCGGCATCAGTTGCATGTGTCTCTAAAGTAGTATACATGAGGAACTGATTACAAAGATAGATATAATATTGATATGGTGTTATCTCTTTTTTGAGTAATTTCTTTACAAAAAGAGACCTTTCAGCATTCTTGTGCTGTTCATGTGTCAATTCTTTTAAATTATTCATGGCTTGCAAATATTTGAAACCTTGCAACCATCGAGTGTAATTTTGGTAAAATCTTCAAAATTCTTAGTTATTATTTTACACAATTCTGATTGTTTGTCAACAAAATTGTAAAGACCTTGCTTTATTCTTTCATCAGTCACAGTTGCATTTACAAATTGTTTTTTGGTGGATTGTATAAAGTCAATCATGAAGTTTACATTATTCATGTTAGTCTCCTTGTATAAAGAGGGAACTTAATTGATCCCTCTTATTTTTTTACCAGAATTTCAGTTTCTTTACTACGTTTTTAGCACCATCTGAAATAGTATTTACAACAGTAGTTCCGGTATTCACTACAGTTGTTGCAGCTTGAGTAGTTACATTAGCAGTATCATTTGCTACATTTACTACTGCTACTTGTGCTGGTTTAGTATCAACACTGACACTAGTATTAACTTCAACACCCGCTAGTAATGCAACTTCACCACTTACACCAACGGTAGCAACACCATGATCCATAGTGGCACCGCCGCCGACTTCAGCACCTACTTGAACCCCTATACTAGCACCAGCGCCCGCACTGGCTCCATTACCATTACTGTCATATGCACTGGTTGTATTTTCTACACCAACACTTGCACCTGCGACAGCACCAGCATGACCCGCAACACCATCTTTACCAACTTGTACGTCAGCTCCAGCACTTGCTCCTGCCTCTGCTTTAACAGTTGTTTCATTTTTTACCGTAACATCACCAACTTGTTGACTAATGCTAGCACTCGCTTCTGCGCTTACACCCGCTTCAACACCGACTTGTGCATATGCATTACCATCTGTAAATCCTGCTTGAGCTCCTGCTGTCGCATGTGCTTCGGCACCTGCATGTGCTTCTACTGATGTGTCACCATAAGTTGCACTTGCTCCTGCTTCTGCACTTACACCTACTTCGGCAGATGCAGCAGCACTTGTATTAGTTATTTCTGTTCCTGCTGTCGCATGTGCTTCGGCACCTGCATGAGCTTCTAAATTAACTCCGCCGACCGTAGTTTCAGTAGTTACCTCTTTGTTTACACTTGCACTTGCTCGTGGATTAATATCCGTACCAGCTGTGAAGTCACTAGATGCTTTAGTTTTAAGACCTTTTTTATCTTTTTTTGTTTTATTTGCCATTATTTAATTTTTCCCAGTTGTATAAATGTAATAAGAAGAGGAGACATTCATCCCCTCTTCTATTTATAATTTACAGTGAAATTATTTTAAATCAGCAACTGCTGCTTGTGTTGCAGCAAGTTCTGGATCAGGAACTAAACCGTATGCAACAA